CCAATAGGAGCCTTTACTTACACCGTCAGTCCCCGTTTGGGACTGCCGGATTCTGCGCCTTCAACACCTCTGTGTTGAAGGTTGCATTCGCTTCGTATCCATTAAGGAAACGAGCGAAAATCTCGCCGGAGGCCATGGTCTCCCCGAGATTTCTCGAAGCAATATTCGAGAGATGGAGGATCACCTTTGTAAGGGGATCCCCCATGAGTACCCCCCTGTACAGGGTGATTACTCTCGTGTCGCCTTCCGCAAGGCGACCGATGTCCTTCAGCGGCCCAGTGGCCGTGAAGTAGACTGATCGTGGTTGGAAGCAAATTCCCATCACGATTCCTTGAAGAATTTGCGGTATACCGCATTTCTTCATCCACTTTCGCGCGGCTAGCCGAGCGAAAGCGTGTATCATTCGGTCTGTGGCCTCTTGATAATCTGTACTGGCAAACCATACGTCTTGCCAGCGCACGACGCGATCAACGTGATCGTTGAAAGCGTCTTCTTCTCTCCTGCTCCGATCTTCGGAGAACAGGAGATCATACATCTCTTCCGAGGAAAAGTCCTTGAAGAGATTCCATCCGTGGTGGGATTTCCCCATCCCGGATTGTGAGCTCGTAAACCCCTTCTTTAAGGGGTACGAGCATATCTTGGAGACTGTGTCTAACACAATCTTCAATGCTGCGTGTCCTTTTGTAACGACACGAGCTTTACTAGGTTCTTTCACAATGGTGAGATGAACCTTCCTGAGGTCTTCCACACTCGTGTGTAAGACCTCGTCGAGACATGCGAAGAATATCGCAGTCCCGATACTGCTGAAGTTCTCCTTAGAGGAGTACTCCAGAACTTTTCCAGTGTCCATATCCCGTACGGGAATGGGCATCTCGTCATACTTGAGCATTAGCTCAAGTATGGCTTGGGCGGTACCGCCCTCCTTCCTGGTGGCTTCCCAGCAGGCGGATCCTGTGACTGTGACACGAGCTTTCGTGTCCAGCCCTGTAAAAACGTGATCGGGAATGCTCCCGATGACGTTATCTAACGCAGCTGCCACAAGGGCAGACTCCGTTTTCGTAAATTCCGGTGGCGGTTCTGAGACCGACATCAGGAACTTCCTCTTGCTCCGAAGGACGACAAGAGGAGGAGGTGTCCCAGACCCTCTCGACTGGGACAAGGTTCCCGCTAGGTATAACCTAGGGAAACCGGAAAACTTCACCGCCCGATTCCAAATCGGTTGGAGAAATGAGCGAACCCACCTGGGGGCTTCGTTCATAGCGGAAATACCTCCGCTCGGTTCATCCAAGTGTATAACTTGTTTGAACATCTTACGAGCTCTCTTGAGATCCTCGTAATGAGTAGTTTGTCCCTCTAGGGACTCACTAGTGAGCTCACCGTCGAAGAATTCGTCGGTGAGCAAGACGGATATACCCTGAAGGGTAAATACGTCGAACTTTTCCCAATCCCAGACTTCTTCTGGGAAGGAAAGAAACCGTTGAAGGAACATTCCATCAACGGTTTTGAGCACTTCTAAGAGCCTCTGGGCTCTATATGTGCGATTCCGGTTTTCCGAGTACTCGGCAAACCGGTTGACTTCGTCCTTTGTCCACAAAGGATCGTGTCTTCCTCTCAGAAAGAATGAGATTCTTCTGAAGAGTGTTACGGCGAAGTTCCTCAGAGGATCTTCGCCCTTCGCAGACATGCGAGCGCATTGTAGCCTGTGGCCCCAATGCGTGTGGCGAAAGATGAGATGCATCTTTTCGTCATGATCCGTCACCTGGGTAAACCAGGTGGCGTTCTTCCGCTCAGACCCGAGTAGCTCGGGTTTGAGCTTTCCCTGGAGCTTGTGGCAACCACCAGCCCAGACGTTAATAACGGGCTTTTCATCGCAGTACTGCGATGCAAAGCAATAACCTGCGAGGACCCTGAAGGGGTCCTCGTAGATATCCCGGGTGTCGTTCAGAACGACACCGGGTACGTCCTCTTCTGAGTCAGACTCATCTAGAGGTTCTTCTTCTTGGAGAGCAGTCTCCAAGAAAGATGGTTCACCCTGTCCGTGGGAATCCACGGAAGGGAACAGGAATCCATCCTCCATGAGGAATGGTTCCACAGACTTAGAAAGCGGTCCACCCGCTTTCTTAAGTGTCAAACAACTTGGTACTTGCTTCAAGTACAAGTTGTGCACCCCTCGAACGTAAGGTTCGAGGGGGCCCGGTACGACACACCGATCTAATCGGCGGTCGTAATGTAGTTTGCACTCCTCTATGCGGGAGTATGCATAACCTGAAGCAAGAGCGGAG